CCTTAGCTAAGGTGTTGAGCGTGGCCAGTGATAGCGGGGCTTCGGCTGAATCGGTTGGCATAGCGCCAAGGCCTGCAACTGAGCCGGTGGCCACACGCATAGGGGAGTCTGCAATGCTGACACTGCGGTTACACAAACGGCCAGCGAGTACACCCGCGTTATTACCGTTTAACTGAGGTACCGGCACCACTAATGGCAGGGCAAAACCTGCAACGAGCGCCACCATCTTGGCTTCATAGGTGGCCCAGGTTTCGGTGGCTTTATCGATGCCAGGTAGTGCAACGATGGCTGAGCACCAGCGACCATGTGAGCCCTGCAGAGCTAACACAGCATCTGAAATTCCGCTGATAGCTGGCGCTGTGGTTTGCACATCGCAAACAACGACCGTTTCGAAACTCTGCACTTCGTTAGCATGGCCGATGGCTGTGGCAATGGTTTCATCTGCGGCGAGAGCATAGGCTGCTGCTGTCCAGTTCTGCCCCGCATTAAGCTGTGCGGCGATCAGCTGTTTGCGCAGATCGCTGTCTGCAAACATGGCTTCGAGATCACTTTGGGCATTGAGCGAGAACAGTTGGCTCTCTTCTTCTCCGGTACCCGCTAAACCGATAAACAGGAAATGGCGCTCAATGGCTTGCACCTCACCCTGTCCTTGGTTTTGATTGTTTACGGTAACTTCACCTAATGACATAGGGTTATCCTCTTGATTGATTTAACAGTGTGACTATTTCATCCTGCACATTGGCAGGGGTATCACCCAAGAACGGGCGTGGTGACACTTGAATACTCCAGCTTGGCTTTTCTCTAATATCTCTCATTAGCCTTAGTACCAGCCCAGCTTGACCAAGAGTCATTCTTTCCATAATTTCGGTAATGGTTGCGCGCCTATACCGCTTACCTTTCCCTTTACGGACTTTGTACCCCTCCCTAGCTAAAGCCTTCGCTTGCCTTCTTGTGCATGGGGATTGATAGTCTGGCGTTCCGTTTAATTTTTTCGCCTTCTCTGCAGTGAATTTCTCTGTCCCGCCCTCTTGCTGAAATGCAGCAACTCGACCTGCTTGGCTAGACTGATGCTTAAGCTCTAATCGATTAGTGTTTTTTACATAAGGCTCTAATCTGCGAGTGATACGTTTAAGCATTTTGTTTTTTTTGCCATTAGCTCTTGGCGTGAACTTTTGACCTGTGACGGTTTTCTGCTGACGAATACGCAGACGGGATTTGGCGCGCTGGCTACGGCCTAACTTCTTCAGCAGTGCCACACGCTTTTTAGCCGGTAGTGCCAACATGGCAAATTGCTGCTTAACCGTGAGGGCATTTTGGGAATTTGGGGTGATGGCTAAACTCATGCATCACCACCGATGCTGACCACGGTGTCTATGGTTTCGGCCACATTCACCGGCGCGATAGCTAAGCTGTAGTTCTTGCCATTGAAAGGAATGCCGCCATTCACATCGGGGATAATTTCAAGATCATCGAGCAGCTGCAGCTCAATCAATACCGTGGTGTTGTCGTCACTTTCGTCGTCGATATCGATATCAGGATCGGCCAAGTCATAAGTCTCTCTATCCCAACCACTATCGATCAGAAAGGCTGCAATAAGCGCAAGCAGGTTGTATGGATTCACCTTAAGGTGTGGGAAATTCTTTATATGGATAACCGCCGTGTGCTTCCACTTTGCGATGCGGTACCCATCAAGGCCTAAGTCTTCATTGCAGATCACTATGGTGCCGTGCTCCTGCCATGCATCGATATTATTGGCTTTAATATGCGGCTTAAGGCTGGCCAGTAAAAATTCAGTGATAAGCTGCAGTTGTGTTTTCTGGCTCATAGGCTGTGCACTCCGGCGCGGCCAAGGCCAAGCAGCAGACGAACGCTGCGGTTACTCTGGGCTAATATGGCATCTTGCTGTGCGGGTTCGCTGGCTTTATTAGCGCCCGATTCCTTTTGGTCTACGGCAGAAAAGTAGCCCAGCAGATCGGCATGGGAACGCTCATAAACGGCTCCCCGGTAAATGCTTTTCTGCTTCTCTGTAAATACAGGGATTGAACTTTCATTCAGGGCAAAAGGGGCGTCCGTTCCCTGCTTCATGATGAAACGACGGAGCTGCTGTTGAACTTCGGTACTGCTACGATTGAGTGAATCGGCGATCACAGTCTCTTCATAAAACTCAGGGATGCGTCGATGCTGACGAAACTCGCCAGTCGATAGCTCAGGCCAATCACTATCAGTGTCGATAGCAATGCTAGCCTGTTCACCTGCGTTAAATCCAAATCCGCTCATATCGCTCTCATTAACAGCCGCTCAAGGCTGTGCTCAATCACTAATTGGGTTCAGTGCGGTTAGCGTCGACGTGGTTATTAACAGTCACCTGTTAAACACTCGGCTAGCGCACTGGAGGGTGTGGGAGTCGGTCCCTGTTTACGGTTTCTCCTGAGAGCCATAGGCCTCGAGTGCACGTAAACGCATATCAATCTTGCTTCGAACGGTCCTTACCCCGGCGTGCTTATGCAGACTGGCCGCTTTTTCAAGAAAGCCGTCTGCCTGTTGCAGTAGATCCGCATCGCCGATAGTGCTTGGCTTAACTTCTCCGTTTGTGCTGCGCAGTAGGCTGAGACCCTTGAACTTATAGAACTTGGCGGTAATGGGCTCAGCCAGTTTCCAATGGTTTGCAACCTGGTTGAAAACTTGGGTGAAGTAAGGCTCAACACTGTGGCCAAGCTCTGCCTGAGTCTCTGCCCAGTCGAATACCGTATCTGAGATAAAACTCGGCCACTCGCGGCGAATACCTTCAGGCTTAGGTTGACCCAGTTCGATAGCCTTAAAGGCGAATTCAAGGGCTCGGCCATAGTCAGAAACATCGAACAGCCAAATAATGCAACGAGCAAAAATAGGGTGATCACTGGGTTCAATCTCCTTTGCGGCCACCTCGGCCAAATACTTATCAACGATGGGTAACCACTTTGGCAGCAACACATCACGTTTATGGGCTATCTTGTCTTCACGTCTGACAAAGGCTTTTAACTGCTTTAGGTCTTCATCGAGTTCAGCCAGTTGCAAATGCAAACTTGGGGCATAGGACGCAGAGCCGGACTGCTTTACTTTTTCGAGCTTTTTTCTGGCTTCGTTTCGCTCTTTGATGGCGAGGATGAAGGCTCCGCCGGTGATTTTTTTACTTCACTGACCACCTCTTTCATCTCATCAGCGGCGGCGGCAATATCGGCAGTGGCATCGGCAATACTGGCGGCGCTGTTTGATACTTCGTGACTTGCATCGCTAATATCAGATGCTGAGTCGCTCACATCATTGGCGGCACTTTCAACACTGGCTGTGGCTTGACTTACAGAGTCAGCGGCTTGGATAACGCTATCAGCGGCATCGGTTACTGAGTCTGCGCCGTCAGCTAATTCGGTTTTAATGTCGGTGATGTTGCCACCATCATCTGTAGTCACTTCTGCGATAACTGTTTTGTCTTCGCCAGCAGCAAGATCAATATTGACCTCAATGAAACGGGCTTTTTCTTTTACAGCTTCACGGGCCTTGTCAATGGCTTGGCTCTCATCACAACCGAGTAGGTAAGCAAGTAGCGCTAACGCTTCATTTACAGGAGCTGGCGTATCATCATGCTCAACACCTGCTTGGTTCGACTTCGCCTGTACCGCTTGACGACGCTTTTTAAAATTCGCAATTGCACCAGCCATAACGAGTCCTTTTTTATCTGTAATGATTAGATGTTCAGGCACTCACTGAGTGCCTGATACTTACGGGTTAAGCCGCTGGCACTGCGCCAATGTTCATGGCGCTTTCATCGACAGAGGCATACCCCTCTAACTCTTCAACGCCATAACCTTCCCAACGCAGATATTTATCTTCATGCTGCTTGCGGTCTTCTACGTTTTCAGACTTACGATGACTCGTACCCTTCTGGGTGTAGATGTGCAGATGAGGAAGCAAACACACAGTAATGCGCTTAGCAGGGAAATATGGCGGGGTGTAAGCATTTAACCCACCGATGGTTTTATCCATCTTCTGAACGGCTACACGCTCAGATGGTGTATCGGCTTGGTTCGCAGCTCTAGCTTGAGCGGCGGCGGTTAAATCACTACCAACACAAACAACCAAACGAGGGTCGGTGCGCAAGGTCGGGTGAATGTGAGTATTTTTAAGCTCAGTGACGATAGCGTCAAGGGTCTTATACTCATTATCTTTCAGGGCATTCACATCACCATCAGGATTAAAATAGATAGGATCAATGATGATCTGCAACGGCGCTTTCTCTTTCACTATCTGTTGCCAGCCCTTGTTAACATCTTCACCCAATGGGTTACCCGCAGGATCCGTTGTCTTGGCGACTGATGTACCGTTAAAACCAACACGTAGTTTATCCAGGGCAAAACGCAGAGTGGCGTTCTGGCTCATCAGTTTCATAAACTGTTTCGCGTTACCTGCATTAGCCCATACCGACAAGGTTGCCCAAGTCACCGCCGCACAGGAATCCGTTTCAACCAGTTGATAAGTGTTGCCATCAACATCTTGACCACTGACAAAGCGACCGTTTTCTTTACGACCGGTAGCAATTAATGTACTACCCACTTTAACCACTTGGCCTTGGATCTGGTCCACTGGCATAGTTGTAATAAGTTTTAGAAAGTCGACGGCTTCAAGCATGGCGGCGCGTAGCTTGATTTCCATCGGCGCAGTGACGCTGAACTGATGATGCACATCGTCAACTTGATAGTTTTTTGCAATATCAGCGCAGTACTCTTTTACGTGAGCCTTAGCTATTGGGGTTAAATTCATAGTTCTCTCTCGCTGTGATGATTGTTCAGTTCAGGCCGTTCAATTCAGAAAATAGACGCTTATACCGTGCAACTTTCAGATTCGCCCAAACCTTCCGGCTTTGGCTCTTGACCAGGTGTTTCTTGCTTGAGTGCGGCGAAGTCAGTCGTTAGCTTGTCGGTCTTATCTGCAAGACCTGATATTTTGTCCAGTAGCGTTGAGAACTGCTCGCCCGTCACGCCTTCTGGTTTCACTTCAGGCTTAACTTCTGGTTTCACTTCAGGCTTAACTTCTGGTTTAACTTCTGGTTTCACTTCAGGCTTTTTGCCAAATGCCTCAACCTTTCCTTCGAGATCGGTAACCTTATTGCCAAGGCCATCAAGCTGGTCTGTTAGTTGCTTAAACTGTTCTTTGTTCATTGGTTCTTCCTCTGTGAGTTCTTGTGCCTGTTGCGGCGAGAATGTTTTAAAAAACTTACCTAGTGCACTAAATAGTGCTGACTCCTCACTTTCGATAATGGGATAGCTGATAACCAGCTGTTCAGGCGCGCCATATTTATGCGTTGCATAGCGTTCTTTAGTGGAGAACTTAAGGCGGTCGGTACCTAAACTGGCTGGTTCATCAGTTACGCCCAAACCTGTGAGGTAGGCTTTACCCGATTGGGCAAAATTGGG